AAATGATGTAGTAGCTTTATTAAACCACGATAATAATATAGTCTTCGGTAGAACTAGCAGCGGAACGCTTAAACTTTCTGTAGATGAAAGAGGGCTAGTTTCTGAAATTAGAATGCCTAATACAACCGCAGGAAATGACACGCTTGAATTGATGAAGCGCGGCGATATTAATAAAATGAGTTTTGGCTTTATAGTAGATAACGATAAATGGATCGAAAGCGAACGCGGATATGTAAGGGAAGTCAAGGAAGTAAAAAGGCTTATAGATGTAAGCTTAGTTACTAGGCCAGCTTACCCACAGACAAGCGTAGCAATTAGAAGCCTGGACATTTTTAAAAACGAGAAGCCAAAAGGATTGAACCAGTTAAAAAACAAAGTAAAATTTCTTAAACAAAAATAAGATGAAAAAAACATTGAAGCAATTAAAAGACTCTAAAGCAGTAGCTTTGGAAACTATGCAGCGATTAATTGAAACTGCAGAACAGGAAGACAGAAACTTAAATGTAGACGAGCAGTCCGCTTTTGACGAAGCAGAAACAACCGCTACAGACATGACAGCTAGAGTAGGAAGATTAGAAAGATCTTTAGACTTAACTAAAACGCCTGTAGTACCTGTAACTTTTGCTACTCAAAATGTAAAGGCTACAGATAAAGACTTACAACGCTTTTCTTTGACCGCAGCAGCTACGGCAGCTTATAACGGACAGATGGAAGGACTTGTTAAGGAAATGCACCAGGAAGCTAGAAGCGAGAACCCAGGCCGCTTATTTCGTGGTGTTGGTATTCCTTCAATTGTATTAGAAACAAGAACAGACTTACCAGCAGGATCTGCACAAGTTAATCCTACCGATGTAGGATCTTTCGTAGATCAACTACAAGCGAACTCTGTACTAGCTGCAGCAGGTGCAAATTTCTACAGCGGACTTACAGCAGATAGAAAATTCCCTATCGTTGCAGATATTGATTCTGGCTTTATTGCAGAAGATGGCGCAACAGGACAGACAGCAGCAGGATCTTTAACAAATATTACTTTAGATCCTAAAAAGCTTATTTCTGTAGTTTCTATGAGTGCTGAAATGATGACGCAAAACAAATCTGCAGAAGCAGCTTTACAGCGTAACATGACGCGTTCAATTATGGCAGCTTTTGAGAAAGCACTTTTACAAGATGCGGCTTTAACTACTAACGGCCCGAACTCTTTGTTCGAAGCAGCAGCAGCTTTAACAGGTACAGGATCAATATCTAAAGCGGAACTATTCGAAGCTGAAAGATTAATATTAAACGCTAACTATAACCCTGCTACAGGTCGTTTCGGTTACTTGTTTAATGCAGGCGCTTTAGCAGCTTTAAAAACAGAAGCAGGCATAGACTATGTAGCTGCTTTTGCAGACTTCGCAGCTAAACAAGCAAACGGATATAAGTACGGCGTTACTTCTAATTTAGGAACTAAGGCAACGCCTTATTCAGAAGCAATGTTATTTGGAGATTTCTCTGATGTACATATGGCAACTTTTGGCGGCCTTGATATTATTTCAGATCGCTTTACAGACGCACACAAGGGATTATCTAGGCTTGTCGTGGTCAGTTTAATGGACGCTAAAGCAGGTCACACAAATAGTTTAGTTAAATGCACAGTTGCATAAATTAAAAATAGCAGGCTGGCCTAGGCTGGCCTGCTTTTATTAAATTCTTATGGCGCAGTATTCAAAAATAGCACAATACACAGGGGCAGAAATTATAACTTTAGCAGAAGCTAAGTTATATTTGCGCGTAGATTATACTACTGATGATTCTTATATTACTGATCTAATAAAGATAGTTAGAGTACAAATATTAAAAGATACAAACCAGGTCCTAGTAAGCCAACTTATTACAGAATACTTTAGCGAATGGACTAAAGAACTGGTTTTACAATATCCAGGAACGCTTAGTAACTACGCATTGAGATACTACGATTCTAGCAATACAGATACACTACTAGTAGAAGGTACAGACTATAGAATTATAGAATGTTTTGGCCTGGTAAAGCTAGAAATAATACAAGCGCCTACTTTATATAATAGACTAGATGCAATTAGATTTGATTATATAGTAGCACCACAGAACAGCGATAGTATAGCACCTTTAAAAATTGCTTTGTATATGCTATTGCAACACTACTACGATAATAGGTCTGCAGTATCTTTTTTGAAAGCAGAAGAAATGCCACTAGGCTATAAGTCTATAATTGCCAACTATAAAAACTATATTTTATAGATGGTACAGCCTGGAAACTTTCGACATACTACGACCATAAACCTAAAAGCTGACACACAGCAAACAGATTATGGCGATTTTAAAGTAACTAGTACAATAACTTATGACAGATTCGCAGCTGTTAAGTGGCTACCAGGAAGCGAGCAAATTATAAACGATGTAGCAGGACTAGTAAAGAATATAGAATTTACATATAGATACGAAAGCTTAATAGATCTACTAGACAGAGTAGATACAATTTCTTATGATAGCTTAGGCTTAGGATATTTAGAAACTTTTAAAATTAAAAGCATAGTACATAAAGGCGCAGGCAATAAACAGCTTATAGTTATAAACGCTACTTATTTTGAAAGCGCATGATAATACCTAAAGCGCAAATACTAGGCGCAGGCAAACTAGATTTTTTTCTTAAAGAACTAGGCCGCGAAGCCATTAAAGATAGCGAAATTAGAGCAGGGCTAAAGAAACTGGCAAAGCCTTTTATATCTAGTGCAAGATCTAATATAAACAACTATACTGGTAATTTATCCAAGTCAATAGGAGTTATAAAAGGGCTAAGAAGTAAGAAGGGTAAACCCTTTGTCTTAATAGGACCGCGATACTATAAGCCTTACGCTGGTTTTCATGCTCATTTTGTTGAGGCAGGGAAAACGGAATACGATGTAGAATTTAACGCACAGCGAAATATTGAAAGGGCTTACGAAAGCAATAAGTATAGCACAATGGATCAACTAGAACAACACATTCTACAAGCACTTAAGAAGAAACTAGATAAACTAAATAAGTAATGAGTACGGCGGTCGGTTTAGATATAGGTAAAGTTATTTTTAATGTGCTAAAAAATAGCGCGCAAGTAATGGGCGTTACTAATATGCACGCTAACAAAATACAGCCTGCGCCAATGCTTGCACAAACAGATCCTACTATAGGCGTGCTGTACGAAGTAAGCGCAGTCAATCCAGTTAATGTGAAGCGTGAGTATAGAATAGAAAACGCCGCTTTATATATAGTAGATTTTAGTATACAGGCTTTTAGTACAGACTACGGAACTAGTATAACTTTAGCGAAAGCAATAGTAGAAGAACTGCACGATCTAGCTAGCGGAACTTATGAAAGCATAAAAATAGACGGCGTAGAATTAAAGAGTTTAAACGAAGACTACAACAAGGCACAAAGGTATTACAATAAATCTATATCTTTTCAAGCTAGAGTATTGACATAAAAATTAACAACTAAACAAAAACAAAATGGCTACAGGACTTTTAAACGGAACAGATTTACTTTTAAAGCTAGGTACAACCGCAGCAAATGAAGTAATAATTGCATACTCTACAAGTTGCAGCTTAGAAATTTCGGCAGATGAAATAGACCAGACGAATAAAGAATCTGGCGGCTGGAAAAGTATAATTTTAGGATCAAGAAGTTGGAGTATTTCGGCTGATGCACTTTACCAAAATGAAGCAGCAGCTAGTAAGAAATCTTTTATAGACTTTTTCGCTAATGTAGAAAACAGAACAGCTGTATATGTAGAACTTACAATAGCAGGCGCAAGCAATACCGATGCGAATGTATTCTATAGCGGGCAAGCTTTTGTTACTAGCTTATCTGTAAACGGCGGTACAGAAGACCAAGCGACCTATTCGGTTTCGTTAACTGGTACAGGCGCACTTAGTGAAACAGCAGTACCTGTATAGTATGAAAGCTAAACCTATAATAATAAACGGCAAGGACTACCCTGTTAAGTATGGCTATGCTGCGCTAAGACATTTTAGCGATGCTACAGGCACAACCTTAGGCGACCTTTCGAACATGGGCGAAAGCATGACTATAACGCAAGCTATAGCTTTGGTATGGGCTGGCCTTAAAGATGGCGCAAGGGTAACTAAGACAGAGTTTACTTTAGAGCTTGACGAAGTAGCCGATCTTTTAGATGAAGATTCTAAAGCGATGGAAAAAGTACTAGCGGTATTTTCTGAAAGCTTAGCGCCTAAGACTAAAAAAAAAGCACCAGCAAAGAGAAAGTAGAAGATCGTAAAGATTCTAATACTTATGACGACCTGGAAGCTATAGCCTATGGCTGGCTAAACTTAAGCCCTGCAGAACTTGACGACTTAACACCTAGAGAACTAGGTAATAAATTGCTAGGCTTTGAGCAGTTAGAAAGTAAGCGCAGTCAAGACGGCTGGTATAAATTCCGAATGCTGGCTAGCACTTTACTTACGCCGCACACAAAGAATGGCAAAGGAGTGAAGCCAGAAAAACTTTGGCCTTTCGACTGGGAAAAGAAAACCAAAAGCAAGCCAGAAAAGATGAGTACAGAAAAACTAGAATACCTACAAAGCAGATCTAAACTTTTACGCGATGGCTAAAAAGAATGTAAACATAAAACTAGGCGCAGACATTACAGACTTTCAGTCTAAAATGAAACGCGCACAGAAAGGCTTTAAAAAAACCGCGTCTAAGCTCAAGAGTATAGGTAAGTCTATGACTATGGGCTTAACTGCGCCACTTGTGGGCTTTGCTGCAGCTAGTATAAAAGCATTCGATACACAAGCCAAAGCAGAAGCTAAACTTAAGACCGCTTTAAACGGAAACGAGAAAGCCTATAAAAGTCTAACGGCACAAGCTAGGGAACTGCAGAAGGTTACTACTTTCGGCGATGAAGAAACAATAGCGGCGCAGTCTATGCTTGCAAGTATGGGCTTAGAAGAGGAAGCAATACTAAGGCTTACACCTTTAGTGCAAGACATGGCAACGGCTAAAGGTATGAACCTATCGGCTGCAGCTGATCTAGTAGCTAAGTCTGTAGGATCTTCCACGAATGCGATGAGCCGCTACGGAATACAAATAGAAGGTGCAGTAGGATCTAGCGAAAGACTAGATAGTGCAATAGCAGGCTTAAGCGGTCAATTTAAAGGACAAAGCGAAGCAGCAGCGAAAGCAGGCGCTGGCGGTTTAAAACAGCTACAGAATAGCTTTGGCGATCTAATGGAAGACATAGGCGGCATGCTTATGCCTATACTAAATAATCTAGTAGGATATATACAAGGTTTAGTAGATGCCTGGCAGAATTTAGATGGCGGCTTAAAGATTGCAATAGTAACCTTCGCAGGTATACTAGCGGCGATCGGCCCAGTAATAGGCGCAGTAGGCTTATTAGGTTCTGCCTTTATGTTTATGACGGGGCCTATAGGTATAGGTATAGCAATAGTAGCAGCTTTAGCAGCGGCTTTTATTTATGTAGCTGATAACTGGGACGCATTCGCAGAGAGGCTAAGCGATGTTGGCTGGTGGAAAAACGCTTTGATTCAATTGCTCCAATGGTGGATTGAGTACAGTCCGATTACATTAATTATAGATGGCTTAAATGCAGTATTAGATTTCTTTGGGAAGGCTACAATGCCAAACCCTTTTCAAAAAATGAGCGATAGCCTAGAAGGCTTAAAAGTAAAGACGAAAGAATATAAAAGCGAATTTGGAAGCTTTA